CACCACCTATGAAGAAAAAGATGTCCATGAGTTTTAGCATTAGCATCATGATCAAAACCTTCTGCTAATGGTAGAACCCTTACAGAGTACTCAGTACTGAAATAAGGGGGAATAAAAGAAGAATTGTCACAAAACAAATAAACAGGTATTTCATTATTAAACTCCCTTAGTGATTTAATACTGTGTTCAAAACGTTTAATCTCATGAGTATTAATTTCCTCCTGAGGATTCATTTTATATGAATAAAAAACTATATCAGTCATACTGCTATTCTATCATCAATACCATAATTTAAAAGTAAGAGTTCCTTTCTATCTTTCTGTTCTCTCATATACTCACCAACAGATCTCATAGTATAAGTTAAATCAAATTCTACAGCATACCAATCTTTAAATCTATCCTTTACTAATTGATCTGAATTATAACTAAGTGCTATGTCATCATCATAGTTAGAACAATCTAGAGCAAATCTATCATGATCAAATCCCTTATGCATATTACCAGACTTACCATATAAATTATCCTTTATATCATAAGGAGGATCTAGATAATAAAATACCTTCTTATTCTCTTTCCTTTGCTCCATTATATAATCATAAGAGTAATTACTAATATGCCAGTTGGAAATAATTTCCTGATATCCTGGTAACTTGTATATTCCTCTTACAGAAAAATTACTAATAGAAGCTTGTCTAGAGAAAGAAGAAGATTCTGTGAGTCCACTAAAGCTGCATTTATTTACAACGTAAAATGCTACTGCCCTATTAAAAGGAGGAATATCCTTATCATTAATCTGTTCCTTATACTTATTAAATATATCCCTTGCTAAATTAGGATCATCATTTTGTGATTTAACTTCCAATAAAGTACCCTGTAGATCTTCTCCAAACATCTGAACCTGTTGCCAGAAATTTACCAAAGGTTCATAAAGATCATTAACCCATATCTTTAAATGAGGAAACTTCTTTGCCACATAAATGGCAACACTTCCCCCACCCAAGAAAGGTTCTCTAAATTCATCATAGTTTCCCAAATCAGGAAAATATGATTCTATTTTAGGAGCTGCCCTGGATTTACCACCAGGATATCTTAAAGGAGTTTTGTAAGATTTCATTACCAATCAGGATAATTATTTTGGGCAAGATTTTGAGTGTATTGATAAATCAAATCCCAATTAAATTCAAAAGTTTCTCCATTCTCATCTTGAAGATAGAATGGAATATCTGGATGACGTCTTTTTGCTGCATAGTAGTGATTGACTAGATTATAATCATCGTCAATCCTACGTTGGTCTTCCTGTTCTTCGTCCCAAATATTAACCTCCATCGATATCACATCCAATCATAGAACCTGCAACAATACCTGTAGGAATTGCCCACCATCTACCATCTCCTCTACTTAGTGCAGCACCAAGTCCACCACCTAAAAGACCACCAGCAATCTTACCATCAGAACAATCATTCTCATCATACTCTTCATATGTTCTGGTTCTAGATGTATTATCATATGTTCTTTCTACTCTAGTTCTACTGCAAGGATATTCAATAGTGTCCTTCCAAGATTTTATGTAACCAGGAGAATTCTCAGTACCAGGTACATACTCTTCTCTGTACTCTTCTCTATAACAGGTGGTAGTTTCTGAGTACCCAGACTGTTGATGGTGTGCTAATGCAGATACAGGTGTAAATGCCAGTATTGTTGCAAGAGAAATTTTAAAGGAATTGGTAATCATCATTTCTTGGATCTGTTTCTACTTCTATTATAAGGGTATCGAGTACCCGATGGAAAGCTTTTGACATAATTCTATACCCAAATCCAACATAAACCTGTCCTGCTACCACAGCAAAAGTGGCAGTCCCCCAGAATATGTAATACCATCTAGATTTAACTTGATGTCTTTGCTTTTTTGTTAGTTTACTTTTCATTATGATTTATTGGGGTCCGCTAAAAATACAAATACAAACCACACTACGAATAGAATGGATACTATGCCTATCACATTAAAAATCATAATGTTCTCCTACTTGAATTCACATTCTACCATAATCTCTGTCAAACATGCAAGCATATTTATTTCCTGGTCTGCCACAAATGCAGACTGGTATTGATACTTAGCAATAATAAGGACAGCAGCAGCAACACCTGGCCCATCCAAGGAACCATAACAACCATCGTAAATGCGCCTAAGCAATACAGCAGGATCATTGTCCAAGTTATTGACACACCATTTACGTACTTCTTGAAAGTTCTTTTCTTTGAGATTTTTAAAGAGATCATCAGTCTTTACATCACTAAATGTAGCTAGTATACCAGTATCTATCTTACCTGCAACTGAATATCTCTGACACTCATTTAATACTCTTCGCCAATCAGGAAAATGTTTATTAATTAATTGAGCCAGGACTTTCTTATCAGCTGGAATCCGTTCTCTGTCCAATATCCCGTTAAGTCTGGCGAAGAAAGAAGTAGCAATCTCCTGTTTCTCTTTACCACGGATAGAGAAGTCAACCACAGCACACCTGGAATGGAGGGGTTCAATGATTTTATTCTTGTAATTGCAGGTGAATATGAATCTACAGTTGCCAGCAAATTCCTCAATCGACGCCCTAAGCAAGAGTTGTACATCTGATGTTGTGTTATCCGCTTCATCAATAATAATGACTTTATGTTTTGCTTCGGAGGAGAGTGAGACTGTGGAGGCAAAATTCTTGGCGTTAGTGCGGACGGTATCCAAGAATCTACCTTCATCGGATCCGTTGATAACATAATAGTCTACACCTAGTTCGTGACAGAGTGCCTTAGCCACTGTAGTCTTACCACATCCTGCAGGACCAGCAAGTAATAAATTAGGTATCTCTCCTCTATTTACAAATTGCTGGAAAGTATCCTTAATACCTACCGGTAAAATACAATCTTCAATTTTCTTGGGTCTATATTTTTCAACCCAAAGGAATTCATCACGCATAATTAAAATTCACCACAACTCGTCGGTTTTCATTAGTGCAAGTAGATCCTGCATGTTCTAAATTACAATCAAAAATAACCATCCTATTAGCTACACTTCTCACTTTAGCACCATCCTTAAACTCTGTCCACCCATTATTAGTGTTAATATAAAAAACACAAGTCTTTCCAACTTTAATATCTGGAAGATCAACATGCCAAGGAGACCTTTCATGAGAAATAGTTTTAGGATTTAAATTAGCCTTAATTCTATATAATTCCCTTACACCCAACCTTTGCACAGTAGCATTAAAAATATTAAAATGATAACTAGTAGATCCATACTTAGAAAAATAAAATGGATGAGTAAATTGATAACCACTATCATCGGTGGAAACAATTCTATCTTGATAATACCAAGGAAACTTGGGACTCATTAATTGATATTCAAGTTGAGAAAATTGCTCAGATGGTAGAAAGTTATTAATAACTTCCATTACTCAAAAGTAGAATCAGGCTCTAGAGCAATGTAATAAGTTAAATCATAATTCTGACTTTGGAATCTTGATAGTAATTTACTAGAAATAACTATATCATAAGTTCCAGGAATAATCTTAAGATTTTCCTCCTTAAAGTTAAATACAAACTGTTTGTCAGTTTCACCTACTACAATAGAGAAATTATTAGAAGTATCATTCTTCTTATCTCTAGCAACTAATTTAACTACGCCATCCTCACCAATAACACAAACATCTGGTAATTGATAAACTGATGCTGCTTTCTTTAGTTTCTCTAACTGTTGACCAGAAAGAACAAAGGATACATCTTCAGTAGGAAGTTCTATTGGTTTATCTGGAGGAGATACAATAACTGTAGAATCAGCAAAGAAGTACCTAGACCTCATCTTACCTTCCTTAATCACAACATGACTTTCACCTTGACCAAAATCCAATTCAGGTGTTTGATGTAAGGCAAGTCCATTAAGGAATTGATTAAGATCATAAATTCCAAAGTCTTTAGGAATCTCCTCTTCAATAGTTGCTTCAGCAAGAATATTCTTCATCACACTAATAGTGCGCAATTTATTCCCATGCTTAAAGAGAATAGATTGATTAATAGAAGAGAAGTTCTTTAAAAGATTGATTGTTTTGTCAGAAAGTTTCATAACCACGGGTCGGAGTTTCATCGTCTTGGGTGTGTCCACTAAAATAGTATAGTAGTAGGCAATAATGCATAGCCTTTAATATATCACGTTTTGCTTGTCCCTTCTTATCATACCTAGTCAAATACTTGAGTGCATTAGAACGGCAGAAAGCCTCTGCATCACCAACGGATTGGATAAGATCAAGTGTCTGGACATTAGATCCTTCGGAAGTATAATGTCCATTATAAGTTGAAGAGACATAATCTTGCAAGTCCCTAATACCTTTATCTTCTTCATATTTTTTATAAGTTTTTTTATTAATAGAGAATTCCTTATCAGAAGAAAAATGATGAGCAACTTGATCATCATTATCAGATAGGAACTCCTGTTTAAATGGTGTTCCATCATCAGTCTCAATTAATTCCTTTGTATTTGGATCCTTTCCTAATACATGCCTATACACAGTTTTACCACCATCAGGTGATGTATAGATCCACTTAGTCCTTTCTTCCCAATTTCCTGTCACCTTAAATGCCCTCTCTCTATCTTTTGAATCAGTAAAGGGATTTTCCCTATCAGGGTCATTACGAGTGTAATCATAATAATAATCCGAATGGTCTACTTTTGGTGGCCATGGACTTCCAGGAGTCCATTCAAAGCCACCAGATAACTCAATATCCTTGAGCTCTTTATCCATACATAATTCTTCTTTTCCTATATTATATCAACTTTCTGCTTGTTGGTCAACTGGTAAACTGAAATCAGCATCTACTTTATCATAAAGTTCTAAGAAGGATTGCTTAGTTTCATCATCAAATCTGTTTACACAAACTTGAATTGCTTTTGCCTTATTATTGAAAATAGCATAAGCACGAACAATATGAACCAATCTCCTAGTACTGACAATTTCTTCAATACCACCATCATAAAAAGTCTTACGAATGATGTCACCCCAATCTACTAATTTAGCAATAAAGTCTGTATCAGTAATACCAAGATTAGCAGCAATACCACCAAGAATTCTTTTCTCTATAGAAGGTGATGGATACTCTTGTTCAAAGGTTACAGGGAACCTCTCAAGAAATGCTTCATTAAGTACATTAGTGCCAATAAACCTACCATCATCAGACCCCTTTCCTTTAGTATTTGCAGTAGCAATTACATTGAACCCTTTAGCTGGATTCACAAATTGTCCTATCTTCTTAAGGAATATTCCCTTACCTTCTAGGATGGGCTGTAAACAAAGTATTTTATTAGATGCAAGGTCCACTTCATCCAAAAGTAAGATTGATCCCCTTTCGAGTGCTTCGATGACTGGACCATTGTGCCATACCGTTTCGCCATTAACAAGGCGGAACCCACCAATAAGATCGTCCTCATCAGTTTCTATTGTAATGTTAACACGAATTAACTCTCTCTTAAGTTCAGCACACGCTTGTTCTACACCAAAAGTTTTACCATTACCTGAAAGTCCAGTAATGAATGTAGGATAAAACTGTTTAGACTGTATAATCTTTTTAAGATCATTAAAAGGTCCAAACTTAACAAAAGTATCATCCTTCTCTGGGGTAAGGTTCTGCTCTATTTGAGGAACCACAGAAGGTGCTTTATATGCTTTCTCTATAGTATCTATCTCTTTAGGAGTTACTCTCAAATTCCACTTACCACGTCCAACTTTATATTGACCCAACTTACTAGTAACAGTGTGGTAATGAGTGTTGTTCATTGCACACCATGCCCGAATATCAGCTGCTACTACTTCTTCACCATAAAGAGAAGAAAGTGAAGTAACAAGTGATTCAACATTAAGTGCCATAATCTAAAGGTTTTTCATTTGCTCTTATTGTAGAGCCTTTAAGGGTTCTTTTTAGCATTGGTGTGCCACTTTCTTAGGTGGTTTCAGATTCCAATAATTCCCATGTATTCTTGTAATCACATACGTGGAATGTTTCTCCCAATTTCTTATCTCTTATTGCCATTGCCAAAGAATAATCATTACCACCATTATCCATCCTATCACCATAAAACTTTACTCCTCCTTCAAAATCTCTAATGATCTGTTCCTTTCCTTTTCCTTGTGGTGCTATATCAATGCCAGTCTGACCACCAAGAGCAACATATAAATGAGGAAAATTATACCTGAGTCTTCTTGCTATATAATCTCTTTCCTGATTGACTTTATCCCAACTAATATACTCTTCTCTACCCTTCATGGGATCTGAATCTCTACCAAGAATACTAAAATTCACTGTACCAGGTCTTCTTTCAATATGATTTCCATTACGTAAAGGAAACTTACTAAAATTCAATTCATCATTTAAATGGATTTCTACTTCCTTAGGCAATTCCCAAGTATCCCTATAAACATTTACATCCTTTTCATACACATCAGAACCAGAACAATTATAAACTCTTTTAGCACTATAATATAAATCTAACCCTACCTGCTCTATAGTCTTTTCTCTATCACTTCCCGTCACAAAATATACATTATGCTTATCAGAAAAATCAAGCATAAAAGATAAAAAATCTAGATCTATTTGTTTCCTACTAGGAGTCAAAGTCCCATCTACATCAAAAACGTAATTCATTAACGCCTTCCATCTCCTGCTTGATTTGATAAAGGACTACCTGGTCCAAATGCCTCTGGTGGCATATCTGTATATTTTTTTATACTCTGTTCCCATTCCTTAAGTGATGATGAACAAT